ATAGGAGTTACTGATAAATTACCAACATCTCTATATGTTGTTAAAGTTAATGATCTTGATATTCAAGTTGCAGCATCAGCTTCTGAATCCCTTAAAAATGTTCCAAATGTTTTAGATTTAACTTCGGTTGGAATTGGAGATTCTCACATATTCACTTCAAAAAATCAAAATAGTAAAGTAATTTTAGGAATTGATAATTTAATTCAATCACCGATTGTTGCAACATCAGTCACAACAGTTCTTACAAAAAATGTAACACTTTTTGATTCTGAAGTTTATGTTTCCGGAATAAGTTCCATTTATAACGGAACTTTAATTCAAATTAATGATGAGATTATGAAAGTTGCTTCTGTTGGTGTTGGAAGTACAAACGCAATATCAGTCATCAGACCTTGGTTGGGAACAGAATTATCTACACATAATGTATCAAATCAGGTTAGTAAGGTTTTAGGCAACTATAATATTATCGATAATGTGGTTTATTTTTCAGAATCACCTTTTGGTGGACTACAAATTGAAAACTTATCTGACAGACCAGATGAAGTTGATTATACTGGAATAACTACAAGTTCTTCTTTTAGTGGAAGAGTATTTTTGAGATCTGGAGAATTTGATACTCTAAACGAATCTTATAAAGATAATTATATTTTTGATGATATTTCTGACAAATTTAATGGATCTCAAAAATCATTTACATTAAAATCAAAGGGATCTGATGTAACTGGAATATCTACAAATAATGCAATTGTACTAATTAATAATATTTTTCAAGGACCAACTTCTTTAGGTATTTCTGGTGATTATGATATAACTGAAAGTGTGGGTGTAACTAGTATTTCATTTACTGGTACTGCAAATTCCACAAGTTATGATGTAAATACTGCAAATGTTCCCAGAGGTGGAATCATTCTTTCAATAGGATCAACTCAAGGATTTGGTTATCAACCACTTGTATCTGCTGGTGGAACTGCAATAGTTTCTTCCGCAGGAACAATTCAGTCAATTAGTATTGGAAATAGTGGTTCTGGATATAGATCCGGAATTCAAAATATTATTAATGTTGGAATCAAAACAGAAAATTTGGAAACTTCTAGTATTGAATTGATTGGTACTGCAGCGGTAGTTGGTGGAAGTGTAGTAAGTATTGCAATCACAAATCCCGGAATTGGTTATACAACATCAAATCCACCAATTGTTGTTTTTGACTATCCATTATCATATTCAAATCTTCCCTTAATTTATAGTTCACAATCAACATCGGGAGTTGGAACAGGAGCAGTTGTAGATATTATAGTTGGTCAAGGTTCAAGTATAATTTCATTTGAGTTAAAAAATCTTGGTTATGGATATAAACCAAATGAAATTCTAACTGTTGCTATTGGTGGAACAATTGGAATTCAAACTACATCTTCTCTAAATTTTTCAGAATTCCAAATCATGATTGATAATATTCAGTCTGATAATTTTAGTGCATGGTCAGTAGGAAATATTCAAGTAATTGATCCTATAGATTCCCTATTTGATGGAGATAGAACAATATTTCCAATATTAATTCAGGGCAATCAAACTACAATCAGATCTAAAAAGGGATCTAATATTGATGTCCAGGCAACTTTATTGATATTCATAAATGATGTACTACAAGTTCCCGGCGAAGGATATATTTTTACTGGTGGAAGTACAATAAGATTTACAGAACCACCAAATGAAGGAGATAAATCGAAAATTCTATTCTATAAAGGAACTGGTGATATAGACACTCAATTAGTTGATGTTTTAGAAACTATTAAAGTAGGTGATACAGTTTCTCTTAAGAGTGATGACATTTTCTTTGATGAAAATGATAGACTAGTAACTGAGATTGTTTCTTCAGATACTCTTGATACGAATCTATATTCGGGGCCAGGAATATCTCAAGATAAGGATGTGTTAAGACCTATTCTTTGGTGCAGACAAACAGAAGATTTATTTGTAGATGGTCAATCTGTTGGAAAAAATAGAGTAATTTATGAACCTTACATTCAACCTGTTTCAAATATTATTCAAAACGTGGGGATTGCATCAACTACAATTTTTGTAGAAAGTGTTAAGACGTTCTTTGATAGTGAAAAAGAATATACTCTCGACGGAACAACAGAGAAACCACAAAATAAGATTTTAATTGTGTCGCAAAATAGTTTGATTGCGGCAGCTGCAACAGCAGTTGTTTCCACTTCTGGAACTATTTCTTCAATTATTGTGTCTGATGGTGGAGTTGGATACACAACGTCTCCAATTGTTTCAATACAAAAACCAATTGATTATCTTATCTCAACTACAGGAAATGTAGGCATTAATACGAATTTAATAACTGGCATTAATACTACAAATATTGTTGTTGGATATGAAGTATTTGAGCCACTTAACATAATTTCTGCCGGAACAACGGTAACTTCTATTGGGATTGGCACTATTACAATTTCAACAACAACTTTAAATACAGAATTTTACGAAAATATTCAATTTAAAATCGGTTTAGGTACGACAGCACTAGCATTTTCTACAATCTCAGTTGGTGGAACCATTTCAGCCATTTCGATATCAAATGCTGGAACTGGATATACAACTTCAAATCCACCGGTAGTGTTAATTGAACCACCCCAACCAACATATGAGGTTATAGATAATATTTCTTATACTGGAGATTTTGGTGTTATTACTGGAATCAAAACAACTTCTGTTGGTGTTGCATCTACAGGTATTGTATTTGATTTTTATATTCCACAAAATTCTCCTTTGAGAGACGGAAAAACTGTAAAGGTTGGAATTGCAACAACTGGTATTAGTGGAATTCAAACTGGATATTATTTTGTTATTAATAAATCAAATGTAGGTAAAGGACTTACATCTCGAAATTTTTCGGGTGCAGTTGTTGGAGTAGGTACTACTTTTATTGATAATATATATGAAGTTGCTGCGGTTTCTATTGCACAGACTGCAGTTGCTGGAGTTGGAATTACATATGTAGCTCAAGTAACTGTAAGTGTCTCTGATTATAATGGATTAAGTGGTTTAGGATTTAGTGGTTTCTATGGCGAATATAGTTGGGGAAGAATTTCTACTCCAACTCGTAAAAAACCACAAGAATTTACGACATATGCAAATGTTGGTGGAATTTCATCATCTCCTACAATACAAAGATTTAATCGACTAAAATACTTAAATTATAATACATAAATAGATAAAAAACGCTAAAATGTCTGCAATTATAACTGACCAATTAAGAATTTTAAACGCGAAGAATTTTGTTGCGGCTGCAACTTCTTCTAGCAATTCTTATTATTCTTTTGTTGGGTTACCAAATGCAACAGATTATGCTACAAGTTGGGATAGTAACCCACCTTCACCCAAAGATAGTTTTGAACAAGAAAATGATTATTGGGATACTATGATTGCTTTGAAAAAAATTAAAGCAAGTGATGTAAACCAAGTTGTTAAAAAAATTACCTGGTCTTCTGGGACAACTTATGATATGTATCGCCATGATATTAGTAGAACTAATACTTCGAAACCATCTGGAGCAACAAGTTTATATTCTGCAAACTATTATGTAATTAATAGTGATTTTAGAGTTTATATCTGTCTTCAAAATGGAACAGATCCTGAAAATCCAAGCGGAAGGCCTTCATTAGATGAACCAACTTTCACAGATCTAGAGGCAAAGGCTGCGGGCGATAGTGGGGATGGATATATTTGGAAATACCTTTACACCATTAAACCAAGTGAAATTATAAAATTTGATACAGTTAATTTTATACCTGTTCCAAAAAATTGGGACACCTCATCCGATTTTGCTTCAATTAGAAATAATGCAACTGCAGCAAATAATCAACTCAAAATTATTACAATTACAAATCGTGGAGTTGGATTGGGAACAGCAAATAGAACATATACAAATGTTCCAATTAAAGGTGATGGTACAGGAGCAAAAGCAACAATAGTTGTTAATAATGATTCTAAAGTTGAATCTATTACAGTTTCTGTTGGTGGTTTTGGATATACTTATGGAACTGTTGATTTAATTGGAGGTAATGTTCCTACTGGTACAGTGACTCCCACTTTTAATGTAATTATTCCACCAAAAGGAGGTCATGGAGCAGACATTTATAGGGAACTTGGCGCATATAATGTTCTCGTTTTTTCTAGAATAGAAAACGATATTGAAAATCCAGATTTTATTACTGGAAATAAAATAGCAAGGATTGGTCTTGTAGAAAATCCCCAAGCATATGACTCAAGTTCTTTATTAGATTTGGATAAAGCAAGTGCAGTTTATGCATTAAAATTAACTGGAACTGGGTATGATACTACATCATTTGTAGCGAATTCCAAGATTACACAAACTATCAGTACAGGAACAACTGCTGTTGGTAGAGTTATTTCTTATGACCAAAACACTGGAGTGTTAAAGTATTGGCAAGATAAGAGTCTTGTTGGATTTAATACTGATGGGTCACAAAACCAATCTCCAACATATGGACTCAATTTAAATCGTTTTACAAACTCTGTAGGAACAGGTGGAACAACTTTTATATCAGGAACAAATCTCTTTATTGATACTACATTTACGGGTATTTCCACTACACTAAATAATAGAACATATAATCTTGGACAATCTTTTATTGATGGTGTTGCAAATCCAGAAGTAAAAAAATATTCTGGCAATATCATTTATGTTGATCATAGACCATCAATTACTAGATCTTCAAATCAAAAAGAAGATATTAAAGTTATTTTGCAATTTTAAAGAATTATGCCACAGGAAACTAACCTCAACGTCTCTCCATATTTTGATGATTTTGATTCAAATAAAGACTATTATAAAGTCTTATTTAAACCTGGGTATGCTATTCAAGCTAGAGAATTAAATACTCTCCAATCAATCGCGCAATATCAAACTGAACAATTTGGTAAGCATATTTTCAAAGAAGGTTCAGTTGTAATTCCCGGAAATTTAAAATATGACAATCCAGTTTATGCCGTAGAAATTGAATCTTCTTTTAATGGAGTACCAATTTCAGTATATTTTGAAGAACTAAATGGTAAAAAAATAAGAGGACAATCCAGTAATGTTGTAGCTGAAATATTTTTTACTTTAACTGATATAGAATCCGAAAGAAAGAATTTTACATTATATGTAAAATTTTTAGAAAGTGGTGGAGAGAATTTTGATATTAGAACTTTCTTTGATTCTGAAACATTAATTTTAGAAGAACCATTACTATTTGGAAATTCTACAATACAATCGGGGCAAGGATTTTGTAATACTATTTCAAGTAATAGTATTTCTCAAGGTTCTTATGTATCACTATCACCCGGTGTTTATTTTGTTCGTGGAATATTTGCAAGAGTTGAGGCACAAAATTTACTTCTTGACCAATATGGAATATTACCCTCATATAAGGTAGGATTTCAAATCGAAGAAAAAATTGTAAATTCTTTTGAAGATAATTCTTTATATGATAATGCTCAAGGATTTTCTAATTATTCAGCTCCAGGGGCAGATAGATTTCAATTAAGTTTAATTTTATCAAAAAAGTTACTAACAGATTCTGAAATTAATAATTTTGTAGAAATATTCCGCGTTGAAAATGGTGTTCCAACTTATATCACCTCAGAAAATAGTCAATATAGTATTATTAGAGACGAATTAGCAAGAAGAACATATGACGAGTCTGGAAATTATATTGTAAATCCTTTTACTGTTTTTGTGAGAGAATGTTTGAATGATAGATACACTATTAATGGTCTATATTACTCTAATCAAGTAACTTCAAATGGAAATATTCCATCTGAAGATAATATAATCTATCAAATTGGACCTGGAAAAGCATATGTTAATGGATACGATGTTGAATCAATATCATCAAGATTGTTAGAGGTTCCCAAACCAAGAACTACTGCAACTATCAATGATGTATCAATAAATTTTAATGCGGGAACATTATTTGTACTCAATAATTCACATGGTGCAGCTCCAATAGGTCTTGGAACCACAAATATTGTCAGTTTGATGGATTCAAGATTAGGTTCAGATCCTTTGGTTGCTTCAGGAACAACCATAGGACAAGCTAGAGTTTATGATTATATACCAGAATCTTCATATCAAGATGATACAAGTAGGATGCATTTGCGCCTATTTAATATTGATACGTATACTATTATTGGAATCTCAACATCAATTACACTCACCACTCCAACACATATAAAAGGTAAAACCAGTAATGCTACAGGATTTCTTAAAAATTCAGTAAATAATTCAACTAGTTTAACACTTTATTCTGTATCTGGACAATTCTTAGATAATGAAAGAATAATTATAAATGGAATTGAATCTAATAGATTAATTTCAACTGTAAAAGACTATTCGATTAATGATGTAAAGTCTGTTTATTCCAAAGTTGGAATAACAACTTTTAATTGTGACCTTTCATTATCAAATAAATTTGCACTTGCACCTGGAGGCACTACATTCAACGTATCTGGTCTTTCTGGTGGAATATCTACGGTTAGTTCTGGTTTAAATATTAATTTTATCAATACATTAAAATCTGGTGATATTATTTCCTACAATAATGCTGGGGGATCTGTCCCAATTTTTAATAGAGTAAATTCTATTGGTGCTGCAGGAACATTTTTTACGATACAAGAACTAACAACAGTTCCCAATATTTGTGTCGGATCAATATCAACAACATCATTTACAGTTAATAATATAATTAAAATTACTCCAGAAATAATTGGCAGAGATGTTGGTTTAGTTACATTACTTCCAAGTTTAAATATAGAAAATATTGAACTGGAAACAACATCAATTTTTCAAAGAAGAAAGTTTAAAAATGTTTCATTTAGTAATTATGTTTTAAGTTTATCATTAACTGAAGAAAATATATTTTTTGCATCCTTTGATGAAGATAGGTATCTAATTTCATACGAAGATGGAACTGTAGAAAAAATTAGATTTGACAAGTTTACTTTAGATACTCAAGGAAAACTAGTAACTTTTGTTGATTTATCTAAACAAAGTGGAACTTGTGAGGTAATTGCAACAGTACAAAATTTAAAACCAAATTCAAAAATAAAAAAATTAAATAAAATTTCTAGTATTACTGTAGATAAATCATCTCAAATTTCATCTGGAATTGGTACTACAACCTTAAATGATGGTTTGACATATAGTCAGATATATGGTTTAAGAGTCCAAGATGAGCAAATTTCATTAAATGTTCCAGACGTAGTTAAAATTCTTGGTATATATGAATCATCCACTACTTCAAATCCACAAATTCCAAAAATTAAGTTATACTCATTTACAGGACCTACTAATTCAAGTTTAGATTATAATATTGGAGAAATTATTACTGGAAGTAAAAGTGGTGCGGTAGGAATAATAGTTTCTAATTCAAACTCAGATGAGCTGGAATTTTGCTATTTAAATAGTTTTCAGTTTTTAGATGGTGAATTGGTGTCTGGTTCTGAAACATCTACAACTGCTATTATATTGCAGTCATATGTATCTGATAAAAATATTTTAAATAATTATTTCTTAAATAATGGTCAAACCTTCCAAATATATGATTATTCTAGATTGGTAAGAAAGGCAAATATAGCTGTTCCAAAAAGAAAATTAAAAATAATATTTCAAAATTATACAATTGATTCGAATGATGAAGGAGAGTTTGTAACAGTAAATAGTTATCCTAAAGATTCATATAAGAATGATATTCCCAGTCTGGAGAATATACGTTGTTCAGATTTGATTGATATTAGACCAAGAGTTAAACCTTATGATATATCTTCAAATAGATCACCATTCGAAAACGAATCTAAAAATTTATTGTCTGAGGGAGTTAATTCAAATTATAATATAATTCCTGATAACAACATAATTCTTTCATATAATTTTTACTTGGGAAGAATTGATAATGTAATTTTGAACAAAGATGGAACTTTTGAAGTAGTGCAAGGAATTCCGAATCTATCCCCAGTTGCTCCAAAACCAAAACAAAATTCTTTAACATTAGCATCTGTATATCTATCACCTTATATTTTCAATATACTTGATGCTAATGTCGTAATGAAGAAGCACAGGAGATATCGAATGTCAGATATTTCCTTACTTGAAGATAGGATTTTGAGATTAGAGGAATATACAACATTATCCTTATCAGAAATGAAAACAGAGTCTTTTATTATTAAAGATTCTGAGACTGGATTTGATAGATTTAAATGTGGATTTTTTGTCGATAATTTTACAGTTAATGAAGTTTCTGATCAACAAAACCTACAATTTAATTGTGAAGTTGGAAATGGATTTTGTTCTCCAGTAAGAAGTTCTACGTTTATTCCACTTCAATTAGGATCTGAGGCAATTCAAGGATTAACCTCCACATTTAATTCAACTGTAGATCAAAGTTTTGTGACCGATTTGGGATCTCCCGGAATTAAAAAGACAGGAGATTTAATTACTCTAGATTATGTTGAAGAAGAGTATCTTGCCCAAGATGAGGCTACAAAATCTGATGATATAGGTGAGAGTAATTTCTGGAGGGGGCATCTAACACTAACTCCATCATCGGATACTTGGTATGAAGAAAGAATTGTAGAGAATACTTCATTCAATACAAATATAACTTCAACCACTGTTCAAAATAAAGTGATTGTTGGTGATCCTGTCAATACATATGCAACGGTTTATATTGAACCGCCAACTTATAATCCACCAACTTATAATCCACCTTCTTCGTCTACCCCGTTACCCTACAGACCAGGAACACCAAGTTCAAACCCTATTAGACCCGCATACTTAACTGGAGGTTTGATCACTCTCCAATATGGAGGAAATGTAGCTAAAGCTATAGCAGATGCCCAGGCAGCTGGTCAGAAGATTATAATAGGTCAAGGTGCGGTTGATAAATATAATGTTGATCCAAAACTAGGTACAGTCGTTCCACCAGCAACAAGAAATCATACAAGTGTCACACAAAATCCATTTGGTCGATATTAATAAATAATTAAATAGTACAAAAAAATGTCAGGTTCCTATTACTCCCCCTCAACCCTAAGTAAGAGTACAAGTACGTCTCTTAGTTCAAGATCAACAAGTCCAACAACACAAACCACAACACAAAGTTCTAATAAATTTGTGACCACTGGTGTTGAACTAATTCCAGGTAAGATTACAACTAGAGATATTCCGACTGTTTCTTCTTCAAATTATACTGAATCAATTTTATATATTAGAAGTAGGAATATTGAATTTGATTCAAATTCATTAAAACCAGTTACTAGATTTCATCCATTTTTTAGTCAAATTAATATATCCGATTTCATTATACCCAAACTTCTTGAGATAGAAATGATATCTGGAGTATTTCAAGTTGGAGAAACTGTAGAAAGTGACGCGACTTTTATTCAAAATAAAATTAGATTTAGACTTTGTACCCCAAATCATAGAACGGGTCCTTATAATGGATTTTTTATAGATACACCAACTACACCAGATTTTCTGATACCTTCTCTTAGTTTTATACCTGCTGTCCAACCAAATGAGGATGTGTATAAATTTAATCCATATACACAGCAACCGATGCCAGAAAGTTATAGTGAGTCTTCAACATTTTTAAACGTAGATACAAAATCACTTTCTTTACCTTCAGAAACTGCTTTTTATGGATGTGTTTCGGTTGGGATGACATTAATAGGTAAATCTTCTGGGGCTGTTGCTAGAGTTTCTAATGTGCGTTTAATTTCCGATAGAAATGGTAGATTGATAGGATCATTTTTTATTCCCGATCCAAATCAATTTGGAAATCTAAAATTTGTAAATGGGGTAAATGTTTTTACCTTAATAGATGTGGATAGTTTAAATTTAATAACAGAATCTGAAAGTTTTTCAGAATCTAATTATACATCTTCCGGAAATCTTAATGTTACTGAAACAAATATTCTAACCACAAGAAATGTGAATATAACATTCCCATACTTAGTAAGTACGGTTGGTGAAGTAAAAACTACAGTAACTACAACTTCAACTCCACCAACTACTCCAACCACCACCACCACTACTACTACTACTCGTGCTACTCGAAGATAATTTGGATGGTAACTACATACACTAGAATAAATAAAACTAAACTGATAAAAAAATGTCTGTAATATACGAAACTTTTTCTGGAATATCTCAATTATTTTTTGTGAGGGATGAAACTGGCATATTTTTAACATCTATTGATATTTTCTTTCAAAATAAAGATGAAACTGCGCCAGTAACATTACAAATAAGAAATGTAGTTGCAGGTATTCCTGGAAATGTAACTGTACCTTTTTCTGAAGTTACTTTGGATCCCGATCAAATTAATGTTTCAACTGATGCAACAGTTCCAACTAGTTTTGTATTTCCTTCTCCAGTATATTTAAGTGGACCACAGCAACAAGAAGTTCGACAATCAATAATTTCTAATCAACAAGCCCAACCATATGCAATCACTTTATTAACTAATAGTAAAAATTATAAAGTTTTTATTGCAGAAATAGGAGATACTTCAATTGAATCAGTTAATGGAAATACTGATGCTAATATTTTTTCTGGGGCTCCCGGTTTAGGAAATTTATTCAAATCACAAAATGCATCTACTTGGATTCCTTCCCCATTAGAATTTTTAAAATATAAAATTTATAGAGCAAAGTTTACTTCAGAAGGATTAGTTAGATTTTTCAATACGCAATCATCCGTACAAAATGGAAATATAACTGTCACCGGACCAAACCAATTTCTTCCATTATCAAAAAAAATTATTGTTGGGTTGGGATCTACCGGATTAGATTCAAATGTTTCTGTTGGAGCATCAATATTACAAAATAATGCAACCGCAACATTAACATCAATTGGATCTAGTGTAATTAGTACAATAATTAATAATGTTGGTACTGGATATACTAATGGAACTTTTACAAATGTAAATTTATTATCGGAGACTGGATTTGGTCAAGGATCAAAGGCTACTATAGGTATAGTATCTTCTGGAATATCTACTGTTACTATAACTGATGGTGGGTTTGGTTATTCTGTTGGTGATGTTTTAAGTATAGGAACTATTGGACAAGATATTGGATTTGGTGGTCAATTAGTTGTACAAAGTATAGGGAGTCCAAATTCTTTGGAACTATCTGATGTTCAGGGGCAATTTAATGTTGGAATATCAACAGTATACTTTATAAATTCTTCTGGAATTTCATCACAAATTGGTGCCGGATCAACAATAACCTCAATAGTTGAAGACCAATATTATGATGGTCTTCATATGAAAGTTTACCATATAAATCATGGAATGCACTCAAAGGAAAACTATGTGCAAATAAGCAAATTCAGACCAAATGTTATAGATACAAATTCTAAATTGTCTTCAAATTTAAGCATATCAGACACTACAGTTAATTTGGAATCTACATCTGGATTTGAAGTATTTGAAAATCTTCCGGTCAGCGGTAGTAATATTGGATATGCAATTGTTGGTGAAGAAGTAATTTCTTATACTGGAATATCTGGCAATTCACTAACGGGAGTTACCAGATCTATTGATTCTTCACCAACACAACCTTTTGCAGTAGGAACTTTTGTTCACAAGTATGAATTTAATGGAATTTCTTTGAGAAGAATAAATAAAGTTCATAATTTTGCTGATGTTGATGTCAATAATCATCCAATAGATTTAGATAGTTATTTTATAAAACTTGATATGACTTCTTCTGGTAAAGATAGATCAAATGATCTATTCTTTACGGAATCAGTTTTGTCTGGAGAAACTGGTACAAATATAACACAAAATATACAATTTGAGTCTTTTCAAACCAAAATTAAAAATATTATATTAACAAAAACAAATACATTATCTAAAATAAGAACTTTTACTGCAACTAGTGTTAATGGAAATGAGAATTCATTTGAAGATTCTGGATTTGTAGACTTTAATTTCAATAATTCGTATTATTTTAATTCACCTCGATTAATTGCATCTTCTCTTAATGAGCAAAGGTTTAACTTACCTACTCCCGGAAATAGATCTTTAGAATTAGACTTTTTCATGGATAGTCAAGATGATAGGGTATCTCCTGTTATTGACACTCAAGATGCAGGAATTGTATTAACTACCAACAGATTAAATAATCCTGTTGATGATTTTGCAACTAATGATAGAGTAAGATCTTTGTTTTCGGATCCAAATGAAGCAATTTATATTTCAAAAATCATAGATTTAAAACTTCCAGCTAATGCAATAAAAGTCATATTAACTGCAGCGCAAGATATTACAAATGACATAAGAGTATTTTATAGAATATTCAGACCAGATGTAGAATCGATTAATTATGAACCTTTTCCTGGATATTCCAATTATCAAATAGGGCAAGATGGTATTAAGAGAGTTATAGACCCATCGTTAAATGATGGATCTGCGGACTTTGATGCAATTAAGCAAACAAATAACGATTTACGTGATTATGAATATAGTGTTGATGATTTGCCAGATTTTATGGCATTTTCAATAAAAATTGTTATGTGTGGAACAAATCAGGCAAGTCCTCCATATTTAACCACATTAAGAGCAATTGCAACAAAGAAACCATCGCCATAACACAAACATATGAATTACATAAAAGTTAAAGATAGAGATCATTTGTATCGTAATAAGGAAAATGATTCAATTATAAATTCTGATTATGAGTCATATAAACTTTATAATGAATTATATAAAAAAAAATATACTGAAAAAGAAAAAATTAAAAATCTTGAAAATGATGTAAATGAAATTAAAAATGATCTAAATGAAATTAAAACATTATTGAGGAATTTGGCAAATGGATCCTGATAAAATTTCTCTTGAGAGTATGACTAAAATGTTTGAATATGAAAAACTTTCAAGAGATATAGATAGTATAGATGATATTGAAACTTTGAGAACTCTTGCAAAATCTCATATTAAATTATATCTTAGTCAACAAGAAGTCGTTGCAAGTCTTAGAATCTAATGGCACAACCATCTACCCGACAAGAACTTATTGATTA